TTACAAAGTAGATTTCCTATTGCACAAAGAGTACATGGCGTCAAAGGAATACATCAAGCACACATAGAGGCGGCTAAAAAAGCATTAACAAAAATGTTCTATGTGGTAGATGGTGACGCTGTAATAGAAGAAGACTTTTACTTTGATTATAAAGTGCCATTAAAAGACATGGATGCAGTACACGTTTGGAGAAGCAAAAATCCAGTGAACAATTTAGTTTATGGATACGGGGGAGTGAAACTTTTACCTAGAGAATTGACATTAAATATGAATATAGGAACTGCTGATATGACTACAAGTATAAGCAACAGATTTAGACCAATGGAGCAAATATCTAACGTATCTGCTTTTAATACTACTCCTTTTGACACTTGGAAAAGTGCTTTTAGAGAGTGTGTAAAACTATCAAGCAAGGTGATTGATAGACAGGAAGACGCTGAGACTGAATCAAGGCTAGATGCATGGTGCAAGTCAGATGACTTAATTGCCGTGAATGGAGCACTTGCAGGTAGAAAATATGGCAATGAAAATAAAAAAAACAAAGAAGCAATATTTAAAATAAATGATTTTGCTTGGCTAGAAGAAACTTACAAAAATGCAAACTAATTTTGACATACCATTTAAAAATATAGTAGAAGTTGGACAACAAACTATGTTGGACCAAAAACTTTTTTCTGTAAGTTGGATATTAAGTAGATTTTGTAATTATAATTGCTCTTATTGTTGGCCTTATGCTCACAGTAACAAGCCAGATCATAGACCTTTGGAACAATACAAACAAACTATAGATGAAATAAAAAAACAAGCAAGAGAGAATGGCTTTACAGATTTTCATTTTAGTTTTAGTGGCGGTGAGCCTACTGCGTATAAAAAATTTTTAGAATTAATTGAGTATTATAATCAGGATCCGGAAACCACGTATCAAAGTATTCACATGACTACAAATTTAAGTCCAGGCATGAAATGGTGGGAACGTTGGTTAGATGCAACTAAACAATTGACTAGACGATCAATTACAGCAAGTTTTCATCATGAATTTGCAAATGAACAAGAGTTTGGAGATAAAATTTTGATGCTTACTAATCATGATGTATTTGTAACAATTAATCAAGTGATGGTACCTGAATTATTTGACGAACTATATGCTAGATGTAAAAGATTTCATGAAAGAGGAATCAATGTTACTTTGAAGCCTCAAAGTGATCCCACAGCAAGTTTTATTGTTGATGGATACACTGAAGAACAAAAAGAACTTTTACAACAGGGTTTCCCACAACAGTTTCCAGAAAAATATTACAATAACTTTGATAGTTTCGAATCTAATTGGGCAGATAGAATAGACAACAAAATATATCAATTGAAACTTGTAGATAACAAAAAGAAAGAATATTATCTAGATCAAGCAGAAAGATTAAATGCTTTTGGTTTTAATAAATTTAGAAATTGGACTTGTAATGCAGGATTTCAAAGTTGCATAGTAAGGGAACCAGGCGGCGAAGTAAAAAGAAGTTATAGTTGTCATGATCAGCCTCTAGGTTCAATAGATGAAGGATTTAAATTATTCAATACACCTATGCCATGTATCACGCCTAGTTGTGTGAGTAGTGCAGATAGTAAAATACCTAAAAAGAAAGAATGTCCATGCGGACGTTCACCAACAGGTAGATGCTGTGGTTGGCATAATCTATCTGAAGCAGATTACAAAATGAAATTAGAGGAATATTACGCAGATGTATAAATTTGAAGACATAAGAGACGTGCATTTAGAAATTACAAGCAAATGTCAAGCAAAATGTCCAATGTGTCCGAGACGGATAAACGGTGGCCCAATGAATCCATTTATTAAATTAGATGACATCACATTGGATAGATTTAAGGAATGGTTTCCAAGACAATTCATACAACAATTGAACAGTATGTTTATGTGTGGAAATTTAGGAGACCCTATTATAAGTAGAGACACGATGCAAATATTTGAACATCTACGTGAAGTAAACCCACGTATGAAATTGAGTATGCACACAAACGGCAGTGCGAGAGAACAAAACTGGTGGAAAGAACTTGCAAAGCATAGAGTAATTGTTACTTTTGGAATTGATGGATTGGAAGATACACATCACTTATATAGAATATCAACGGACTTCAATAAAATTATAGATAATGCCAAGGCGTTTATAGGCGCAGGTGGCTATGCCAAATGGCATATGTTGGTCTTTGAACATAACGAACATCAAGTACAAGAAGCAAAACAAATGTCAGAAGAATTAGGTTTTAAGATGTTTACAACAAAAAATACTACAAGATTTAAAGATGATCATTTTCAAGTTATAGATGAAAAAGGTAATCCGTTACACAAATTAAGACCATCGGAAAAAAGTAAAGCAATGATTCCAATGATGCAAGAAGCAAGTAAAAATGTTAAACCAAATATAATTTGCAAAGCAAAGAAATACAATCAGATTTATGTAAGTGCTTGTGGAAATGTATCTCCATGTTGTTGGCTAGACGTGGAATGGATGCCACCTACACAACCATCAAGAATGGATTATATGAAAAAAATTAACAAGTTTCCTAATCTGTATAAAAAGTCATTAAAAGAAATATTCGACAGTAATTTTTTTCAAGACATAGAAAACACTTGGGAAATAACGCCTTTGCGTGAATGCAGTAGGCAGTGTGGAGAATTTGATAAACTAGGAGCACAATTTGAAAATTAATATTAAAGATGTTTTGTTTTGGATGGATGCAATCAGACAGTCTGATGATAGATATCGTACCCTTGAAAGTTTCTGGAAAGGTCAAATCAACAGCAAAGTTTGGTTGATAGATCATTTAGAGAAATATCATCAAAATTTGCCATACAATATATTAGTGTGCGGTGGTTGGAATGGAGTACTTGCAACTCTTTTGTTTAATAGTAGATTGGACATCACAAGAATAGTAAGCATGGACATAGATAAAAATTGTGAGGAAATAGCATATACTATGAATAAAGATTATGAAATGGATGGAAGATTTAAAGCAATCACTTCTGATATGTTGACTTACGAAGATTATGGCAAACACAATTTAATAATCAATACGGTGTGTGAACATATGACAAGTGAACAATACAACGAATGGTTAGACAAATTACCTTCAAAGAAAAGAATAGTATTGCAAAGCAATGACTATTTTAGTCATAAAGAACACGTAAATTGCAAACAAACTTTGGAAGAATTCCAACAAGATTGTAAATTAAATGTTGATATCGCGGCTACTATGCCAACAGAAAAATATAACAGATTCATGATAATAGGACACAAAAAATGAAAGCACCAGTAAATTTTTCAGATAAGGTTGCTTATAAAATAACAATGTTCTTGCGTTGGATTGCAGATACGTTTTTCAAAAAACGTTATGGACACAGGGCCGTTGTTTTAGAAACTGTTGCAGGCGTGCCTGGCATGGTCGCAGGTATGTGGAATCATTTAAGAAGTTTACGTAAAATGAAACCAGATGACAGAGGTTGGATTAAAACTTTATTAGCAGAAGCGGAAAATGAACGTATGCATCTAATGATTTTTATTAGGATTGCAAAGCCAAATTGGTTTGAACGTTGGATGATTATCACAGCACAATTTATTTTCTGGCACTTCTATATGTTCTTGTACATATTTTTTCCGCAATGTGCCCACAGGATGGTAGGATATTTTGAAGAACAAGCCTGTATAAGTTATACAGAATATTTAAAAGAAATAGATGAAGGTAGAACAGAAAATATAAAAGCACCTAAAATTGCTATTGATTATTACAATCTTGACAAAAACGCAACGTTAAGAGATGTTGTAATAGCAGTCCGTAAAGATGAAGAAGGACATAGAGACGTAAATCATGACATGGCAGATCAAATTAGAAGAAAAAGAGCAGGATTAATATAATGATTATGAGCAACAAAGACATAGAAGAGTATCATAACATAGGCTTAGATACAGCCACAAAGGTCTTTAATAAATTTAAAGACGGCACTTTGCCTTGGCTTGAATTAGATATTGATTTCAAACCATTTATAGATAGTCAAGAATTAAATTCAGTAGATCCTTACTATGTGCCACACAGAAGTGATGAGTATGGCAACAAAGGTTGGAGCAGTTGTTGTTTACATGGACTAGGAATAGAACTTACTGAGGTTGCTGGACAATACGGATTTACAGATGAATTGAATGCGCCTTATGATTGGACAGCACTTACAAATAATGCACCAAGGGCAACAAAATTTTGGAAACAATTTCCTGCGGAAAAATATAGCAGAGTAAGATTTATGAAACTGGAAGCACATGGACAAATAGAATGGCATGACGATCATCCTAAAAATGAATTACCAGAAGATCTATGTGATTATCTTATTCCAATAAATGTTGCGTTGGTTAATCCTGCACTATGCTATATGGAAGTAAAAGACCATGGACTTGTTCCATGGCGCAATGGAAAAGTGTATCTAATTAATATTCTGAAGAAGCATAGGGTACAAAATAATTCTAATTCTTCAAGAATTCATATGATAGCACAGGCACACATTGGAAACAAAAGAGACGAATTTAATGAATTATTAGATAGGAGTTTAAAAAAGAATGGCATTCGTATTTGAAGCATCTAATTTAAAACACAAGAATATTATTTTTATTTGTAGCACAAATTTTCATTTAATTAAAAATAATGCAACAAAAGAAACAATAATGAATATTGCTGAATATGGCATAACAAATATTACCAGCAATGGATATGATTGTTGGATTGCAATAAGTGAAACGACAAGTTTACAACAGGCAGTGGAAAAATATGATTATGCTGTGGTATACACTCCTGACACAGAGTTTGAGGGCGGTAAATTTTTTGAACATTTACATGAATTAATTAAAAAGGATTTCTTTATAGCAGGTCACGTTTTAGATAGAAAAGAAGGATATTACGAACTTCATGAACAATGCTATGTGGTTAATTTAAAAAAATACAAAGAACTAGAATGTCCTGATGTAGGAGATGCAGAGCCAAATGCCGAACACATGGATAACGAACCTATACGTAGTGATGAAAATTTCCACGACGATTATACTCCACTATGGATAAAGCCTGGAGATACTCCAAAGCAATACAAAGAAAAATGGCATGGTTGGAATTTAATAAGAACTGCATTGGACAATGGTGAAAATATAATTGTGTTTGATGAGGATATTAGACATTCGAAAAGATGTTATTACGCTCCGCACGAAACAGATTTTATGGATAACAGCAAACACATATATCACAAATACAATTTAAGTGCAAGTAGATTGTTCTATCCGATAAACACAGAAGAAGTATTAGATGTTCCGATGAAAGGTCCAATTAATCAATTAATAATGCCTGCCAGCGGATTCAATTGGGTAAGTTACTTGGACAAATACGGCATTTTAGATGAAGGCAAGACTGAGGTTATATTTTATGATTACAATCCAAATGCACTTTATTATATGCAACAAACAATAGAAAATTTTGAGGGAGGAGATTAT